ATTTCCATACCAAACTTCTTTTTAGCAAATGCATATGAATGTTGCATTGCGCCAGAGAATGTTTTGTGGTACAAGTCGTAACCTGTAGATGATTTTGCTTCTTGCATCATACGTCCATTCTTGTACATACCATGCTTCTTTAGAATCTGTATCACTCCATCACGAGGGTCAGTATCCATATCTGAAACAAACTTCTTCATTAACATGAATGCTTTGTCTTGTACTGATTTTGATGAGTTCTTACCAATAACACGAACATATGCGGCAACCTTCTGAAAGTCAGTCTTATCAATACCACCACTTTTCTTAGCGTAGTCTTCTAAGGATTTAGATGCAGCATCAAAATTAATTGCTTCTTCGATTGATTCTTGACCTGGCACACTTTCTTGCGGCATTTCTGATACTTCTTGCACACTTTCTTGCGGTTCAGTATCTTCATTCTGTCTTTTAAGAACTGCGGCGACTTGTTTATGATCAGACAACCCCTTCTTAATCTTTTCAATAGCAGTAACAGCACCTGACATATTACCACCAGCATATCTTTTATCTGATGCAATACCGATTGCCATCTTGATTTGTTTTGGAGAATACCCTTCACGAACTTCGGAAAGAGCTTCCATCATTGTTTTTCCATATCTTGTCATTTTACTTTTCCCAAATTTGTATTTGTAAAGAGTCATCACCTTTAATAATTCGATGATACTCCATTGCGTTAATATTGTAGAGTTCGCCCTTAACCAACTCCACTGGAAGTTCATTGTCCATTTGAAGTTGCCAACCGACACCCTCTAGGATTTTAATCTCCCTATCATTCTNATCACGATGCCAGACTAGTTCCTCTTCATCTACATGTTCAGAAAAGGTTCTAAGTTTGTATCCTTTCTCTAGTATGTCCTCATAAGGATCTACCAAAAGAAATTACCCCCACCACTCAATCCAAGTTGTTTTGCATATCTTGGCAAATTACATGCCCAATATCCTGCCTTGGTTTTGTCTTTCTTGTTTGCACAATCATGTCTTGCAGCAAACGATTTTCTTGCCTCTGGGTCATTCAACTTAACTTTAAGTCCACTTGTGTCTCCCCAAGAAACCTTCTTAATATTACCAGATGATGGGTCTTTTACATACACATAGTACTTCTTAGAACCACCAGACTTAGGTTTATTTAAGTCAACATCTTTACCTTGATACTCAGATTCCATCATAGGACAATCTAAAGGTACATTCTCTCCCTCATAAATTGCATACTTACCAATGTCACCTTCCATCAAGTCCCTGTTGAACCCTGTAGGATTAAACTCACCAGCCCTATACTCAACTCTCTTCTCTTGAAAATATTCGTAGTACTTCTCAGAACCTACACGATATACGTTTGATTCTATTAGACTAGCAGTCTTACATTCTTGACAACAATCTTCTGTGCCACAATGTGAATGTTCTTTGAACGATAGTACTGGTTGGAAAGGAGTCATTTTCTGTCTTTCTTTTCTTTGTGCATCAGTTCCGATTTCACGAGAATCTTCTGCTTCTTCTTTCTGTCCTTTGGCTTGTTTCCACAAGTCTGCATCACCAGTAGTTCTAGTTTTACCACCTGTGATAAAAGAGTTGACTCTAGCAAACGCCCACTGTTGTGGTGTTGTGCCAGGGCGGTGTCCTGTCTTCCACGCCGCCATACCTCTGTCGTATACTTTCTTTAAAATGCCGTATGAGATACCAGACTTATCTGCTTTCGTAACAAGTCCTTCAATCTTCTCATCTAATAAAATGAGTTCAACTTCAGGCGGGTAATCGTACCCCTCTTTAGGAACACAGTTAGGAACTTCCTTACCGTTCTTCATCTTAACGCCAACTTGTTTATGAGTGTCCCAACATGGGTCTTCCTCACCAAACATATCTTTAAATTTCTTAGTGTGCTTTGATGGTTTAGTATCTGCACCCTTATCGCCAGGCGCAGGCCCATCTTTTGCTTTTGCAAAGTGTGCTGCACGTTTCTTCTTAGTTGCAACAGACATCTCATCACCATCAGCATCTTTTGCATAATACTTTGCTGGTTCTGAACCTTTTCTGTCTTTAATATCTTTATCTTGTTTTACTTCGTACAACCATTTCTTGTGTGTAGTACCATCTGATTCTGCGAATACAAGATAGTTAGTTCCTCTACGAATAACCTTACCAGATACTCCAGTATAATTATCTTCTACTATATCACCAATTGCATAGATCGTACCTTCGATGTACATGTCACGAATAACGTCTTCTTCTGTCTGTTCTACTTGGTGTGTGATGAATGACTCACGAATACCCATGTGTTTACGAACATCTTTGAATAGAGACATTCCTTGACTAAAAGTTTTTGGAAGTCCATTCTTGAATGAATCATAGTCATCACCAGAAGCTGCAGCACGCATCTTAGAAGCAGACATCCCTGTCACTCCTTCTGCATCTGGGTCTCTTTCGCCAGCAGATACAACTTCAATATTGTCGAATCCATAATAACCGTGTCTACCTTCAACACCATTATACTTGTTCAACAATGTATCAAACTCTGTTACACGATCAGAACCAACAACCATTACAATTGATTTGTGTCCTTTATTGTGTAGTGTTACTGCAATCTCAAATACTTGTCTTGCTTTATCTACAAAGATACTTCTAGAATGTTTTGGGAACATCTTCTTCATATATGCAACTTTCTTTGCATATGGAAGAGGGTCTTTCTTTGGGTTTTCTGAATGTGATGCAAAGACATAGTAAGGTGCGCCAGCATTTTTCTTTGCTTGTTTCGCAACTGCATCTAATAATTTTTCATGCCCAGTAGTTGGTGGATTGAATCTACCAAAAGTGAATACAGCAGTATCACCACGAGCTTCTCTGATATCCTTAAAACTTTTCATTCTTCTGTACCCGATCCTCTTATCATTTATCCCATGCCTTTATTGCGGTAAAGTTGTTAAAACTAAATTCCATTCTATCTACAAGTTTGACTGCATCGCCTGATACTCTGTCAATTGCAACGTAACCCTCTGGGTTAGTTACTTTAAACCCATTTGCAGTTTTAATGAATGTATCTGTTAATCCCTTAACACTATTTAGTTTACTTACAACGCCCATTTTTGCATCAACCAAGTGTCCTTGAAATGCGATAATGTTTTCTAAATTCTTTGTATGTTTTTTTACTTCACGAAGATACTCAGTTTGGAGATTGGTATATTTTTCTTTACCTTTGTCACTCTTAACTTTATCTATTTGTTTTTGAATTGCATCGAATACCCACTTCTCGTATCCTTTTGCATGTCCTCTAGGGTCAGTAATCTTCTGCCCTTCACGAACTTTACTATTATTGTATGTTTTTAATTGAGCACCAGCAAGTGTTCCAGTAAATACATCCTGTAGTTTTAAGAACTTGTTTAGTAGAGGTGCATTGATTCTCTTGAATGTAGAACCAGCAAGAGATAAAGATTTTGTAACCTTTTCAGTTTCAGATGCAGTCATTGTAGCCTTACCAGATACGTCCTTGTAAGTTGCATCGTCCATCCAAACTGATGAAGGTTTGGTAAGCCCTTTAATATTTGCACCGAATGACGCTTTCATTCCTTGCAAATCTGATCCAGCATATGTTGTGTGCCATACGACACCAATCTTCGAAGACTTAATTTTCTTACCTAAATCTGAATTTACATCTACTGCATATACGATTGTATTAGGTTGGAAAGTGTAGTACTTAGTACCATCTATAGTTGTTGTGTCAACATCATCAGATGTATACATCAAGTCGCCCTGTAGAACGTCTTTAATACCCAACTTAGAAAACTCTGAAAGGGCAACTTTAAACTTACTGTTCAGTGAACCAGATAATCCATCTGCATCAATCTCTGCGGCAGTCTTATAAAGTTTTGGTGTTGCGTTGAATACTGACTTCTTTGCAACAAAGAACTTACCATCAGCAGGGTCGATACCAGCAAAGATTGCAGGCGCACCGTCCCATTTAACAGTCATGTTTACAGATGAACGTGATGCACCAGCCAACATATCTCTAAGAGAACGAACAAAGTTAATTGCTGCTCTGCCTCCTGGCACTCCGAAATTCAAGATTTCGTCTTCGATATGTTCTAGGTGTAGGTTCTTCCCACCTTTATCTTCAGTGAGATACCCCGAAAAGTTTAACATGTGGCACAGTTTCCATTCATACAAAAGTTATTACTATTCTATTTATAACGAAACTATGCTAGAACTTCATATCTGTGAACTTGTCGTACTTAGAATTCTGTCCTCTATCGAAAGCTGGTGTGTCATCCTGTCCACTATCAACTATATCAGATTGTGCTTCTTGTTCACAATCATACAGTTTCATCTTACTTCTATCAATACCTACTACAAATCTCTTGTTTGTACCCAAGTCATTGTAGCGATTCTTCAATTGTTTAACCATTAACTGGTTCAGTCCTTCTAACTCTTCAGTAGAGATTAGTGCAAACATTAAGTCAGCAGTTGCAGGCAAACCAAATGATTCTGAAGTATCTTCTAGTCCAACATCAGAGTTTGCAAAACCACCACGAGTCGTTTGGGTTGCAGTCATAATTGGTAGATTTGTTTCAACAGCAAGTCCACGAAGTTCTTCTGCAATCGCCTTGATGTAGAAGTATGAACCCACACTTGCGTTACCTTTGAATCGTGATGAACTACAAATGTTCAAATAGTCAATAAAGATAATGTCTGGAGAAAATGATTTCTTTAGAGCAAGTTCTTTGATTAGACTACGGAAGTGTCCAGAGTGAGCAGATGCAGTTGGGTATTCTTTAATAACAAGTTTACCATTAGTCTTAGAATTAATCTTTTCAACCTTAGATTCAAACATCGCTTTAGGTAGATTGTGCAAATCTTCCATTGACACATTCATCAAGTTAGCATCAATACGTTCAGCGATACGTTCTTCTGCCATTTCCATAGTAATGTAAAGAACATTCTTACCTTGCATTAATGTAGAAGACGCCATGTGACACATGAACAATGATTTACCAACACCAGTACCAGCAAGGGCAACATTCAAAGTTTTGTTTGGAAGGCCACCTTTAGTAATCCTGTTGAAATAATCTAAGTCAAACTCTAGTTTCTCTTCTTTCTTATGATAGAACTCAAATCGTTCATCTGCATTCTCAATATAGTCGTGTCCAATATGTTGGTCAAAACCTACTGCAAGTGCTTCAGATAGAATAGATGGAATTGCTTCTTGAGTATGTTCCCTATCTTTACCCTCAATAATTTGGATACCTGATAGGATAGCATTGTATACCGCTTTGTCCTTACAGAACTTTTCAGTAGTAGTAACCAACCATTGCATATCAACTTCAGCATCTTTAAGAGATTCAATAACCTCTACAACTTTTTGAAATTCAGTTCCGTTTAAGTCTTTTCTATTATCAAGTTCGATAGACAAAGTTTCCTTTGTAGCCATTGCTTGATACTTATCCATAAAATTGTATATCTCTTCAAAGAGTATACGGTCAGTTTTGTCTTGAAAGTATTCACTCTTAATGAAAGGTAATACCCTACGGGCATAATTTTCATTATAGATTAAATTACTGAATATCGTCTTTTCTATCGTCATCGTCTGCATCTGTAAAACTGCCCTCATTTATATTATCATTAATCAAATCTTGTAGAATGTCTCCAATGAGATTGAAGAAATCATCATCGAAACATTCTTTACCTAGTCCATTAGAGTCTAACAGATTCCACTCAAATTGTAAAGAGGCGGAGTCATTTTTTTCATCTTCTATTATAGAAACCTTACCATACTCATAAACAACACCCTGCCACATTCCTGCTTTTTCTGTAAGTCCGATACCTGTCCAAGACTTATCCTTGTTTTCTACATAGGTGTAGTAGTCTCCCATATCAGACATAATGTAAATAACTCCCTATAATGTATTTTGGTTTATCAATTGGTTTGCGTCCAGCATGTAGGTGTGTCCACATTGGTGGGAACATTAACATTCTTCCTGTTTGTGGTTGAACAGAGATGTTGAACTGTGGAAACTCTGTGTGTCCACCTTCATTATCATCTAGATATAAGAAGAACACCAAGAACCTTGGAGCGCTATCAATACTACCGACATCAACATGATTATCAAACTCATCAATGTCATTTGGCATGTATCTCTTTAATCTAAAGTTTTCAAATGCAAACTTCTGTGGAAACATTCGTTCAGTAACATTTGAGTCCTTCATATACTTATCAATGTAATTGAAGAAAACCTCTTGAAGAGTATCTTCAAAAGGCTTCCACTGTTCGTGAAGTTGCATAGTTACTTGTTTAAAAGAACGGTGTCCATCAAGAACAATATCCTCATGGTGTTGAGGATACTTTTCAAACATGGCAATGAGTTGTTTTGATAACGACTCAGAGATTACGTTCTCATACGTCTGTATTAAGTTCTTCATCTTCTGGTAATCCTTCAACTGCTTCTTCAACATCTGCCAGTTTTGTTCCATACTTGAACTCTTTAGCAGCGGCAGCATCTAGTTGTTGCATCACTTCTTCAGTAAAGAATTTCTCTGGGTTGTTATTGATAGTTTTACCAAATGTTTTTGTACCATCTGGCAATTCAATACGAGTTGATACTGACTTGAATATACCATACTTTACTGCAAGTTCTAATAGTCCATAATACTTATCTAATCCACGTTCATACATCAATCTTACATCAACCATCTTATGTTCAATAGTTAATCGTGACTTAGCATTCTTACAGTGAATAATATTACCGACAACAGCAGTTCCATCTTTCTCTTTCTTCTTAGAAAGATATACAATAGAGGATGCCGCATACTTCAATCCAGAACCACCACCCATTTCTTTGGTAGGGAACATAGAACCAACTACATCATATGTGTGATTAGTAACAATCATAGGTACTTTTGCTTTACCTAGTTTCAGTGTTAACACACGAAATGTTGCCTTAACAATCTGAGCCCTTGTCATATCTTTAGTCTCTTTACCTTCAGCAGTATCTTCTACTTCTTTCGTTGTAGATAACATACCAAGTGAATCAAGACACAACATCATAGGAGCACGTTGTCCTTCTGGTGTTTCCAAATACTTGTCTAGAACTTTCAGTGATTGTGTTCTAAATTCTTGTACTGTAGTCACAGGCAAGATAACCATACGAGAAGGGTCAATACCCCTGTCGATAACCATCTGTTTAGTAATAGCAGATTCAGACTCAAAATACAACACACCAGCTTCTGGGTTTGCATCAAGGAATGACTTAACCATGCCCATAATAAAGAACGTCTTACCAGTTGCACTTTCGCCTGCAATAGCAGTAATCTTATTGGATGCAAGTCCACCATAGATACTACCAGACAAAAGAGCATTGAAGATATAAGAACCAGTATCAATAAACGAATCTACATCACCAGCCTCAACTCCATCACTTACGAGTGCAGCGTATTCATTGCCCGCTGTCTTGGCAATATCTTTAAAAAAATCCAATTACAAATCTCCTTCTTCTCTGTTTTCAGAACGAAACGAATCAAACCCATCGGGATATCTTGATTCAAGTTTGTCTGTGTTCATATATATGACTTCCTCTATATTAGTATCTAGAGCAATACAAGCCTGAACAAGATACCACATAATATCACCTAACTCTCGTTTGGCGTGCCATACCGTATGTTCATCCATAGGTTTACCTTGGAATAAACATTTCTTCACAATCTCAGTGAACTCACCGCTTTCGGCACTAAGTCCCATTGCAGCAGTAATAAGACGTTCTGGGGGAACCCCAAAATCATCAATAATATCTAGAGCATCCCCAAATGCATCGGGGTCTTTAGACTCATCGCTAGTCACTGCATCAACAAATCTTTGGTAGTCCAAAAGTAAAGCTTCATCAATCATATCGTATCTCCTTCATAAATTTTCATCTTGTATATAATAACAAATTATAGGGGGTTTGTCAAGAGATTTATAGAATTACACCCTTTTGTGGCACTTGAATTCCACTAGTCTGTGTTTGCCATCCTGTAGCAATTTCTTTCATAGTCGGTATCACGAAAGCAACACAAGTCTTATTGAACTGCAAAGTTCCATCAACCTTTTCACCTGTCATACAGACACCATCAACAAGAGCTACGCCCTTTTCATTCACTTGCACCAAACGTGGGCGTTCAATAGTATAGGACATCATATCATCTACGATGTATTTACCAATTACTTCTGCACCGTTTGTTAGTACAAGTGTTACAATATCATTCTGTTTCATTTTATTTTCCTATTTTAATTAATCTTTCCAACAGTATGTTGGAAAAGAACCGTTCACATCAAATATGTTTGGGTGATTCATAAGAGCACGCCGATACGGTGTCCACTTAATTCCTCTACCCCAACACAGCCAATCCATCAAATCTTTTTTACCAACTTGCTTGTTAGTTTTTATAAATTCGACAATTTCTTTAAACTTCTCACTATCTCCCATAACCTTCTGTTTCGATAACAAGTCGTTCATATATTCGTTCATATCTACCATCTTATCTTTGTATATAAGATTATCACGAATGTGTTCCAAGGCATATTCTGCCTCTTCATTTCTAAATGGAAGGTCATCTAGATATGTATTCATCATCATTAGTGCATCATTATCATCACTAAAGAAAGATGCCTTATCATGCAGTTCATGGTAATAGTCTGCATCATACATGATATAAGGAACACCGTTCATCATACCATCTGTTGTGCTGACACTCCAACCACCGTACTTTTGTTTTGGAGAGAATCCCATATAGCACTTCCTGAGTTCTTTATAGTATCCCTGTTTATCAAACTTTGTTGTTACAACATAATCACGATTAGGTTTATCTAAGAGAGGTATCCAAACTTTGAAGTCCTGTCGTATTTCCCACAACTCATCAGTCAAGGCGATAAATTCTTTGAAGTGTTTGTATGTATCAGGCCTGTGATTAAATACAATAATCTTTTCTGGGTTCTCATTGATACTATCAACAATATCCTCTTCCTTAACACCTAAGTGTTGAACAGTCAATATATCATCTAATTTGATAATAGTTTTAGTGTTGAATGTTTCTGATGCTTGTTCAAGCACCAAGTCCAGCTGTGCCTGTGTATTGATATAGCATCTATCATACTCTAATAGCCCAGTCATGTTTTGTAGGAAACTATCTTTAGGCCATGCAACAACATCTTTTAGGTCGAACCAATGAGAATATCCCATCACTGGAGGCATATGGTGTGTTACATTATAGAGTGTATTAGTAAGTTGGTGTGTATGTTCTGGTAAGTGTGACATAACAATATCAAAATCTAGACTATTATTAAGCATCTTTCGTACTACATCTACTCTGAACGAAGATCTCATGGTCTGGGGATAAGTTTCGAAGTCCATGTACCACTGCGTTACATTATCAAACTGCAACGAGGGAACTGGACAAGGAAGAATCATATAATGCCACAAGTCATCACGAATTTCATTCAGAAGTTTAATCTGATTCTTGACAACTTGGATATAACTATCTTTCTCCAAGTCCTTCTGGAAAGTAATGTTAGGATACCAGAGTACCCTAACAGTCTTTTGAAGTTTTTGTTCTTCACCTATCTCAAAGAGATTCATGCTGATTGTTCCAATCCTTCAAGGTTTTCTAAATCTTTTGTAACAAACTTAACAAGTTTTGTTAAATCATGCATAGATTGAATTGCTGGTAGAGCACCAAATAATCTTACACGTTTCTGAAGTGCAGGGCCTCCGTTAAAGAAAGCATAAGCAAGATTATCTAAGTGATTATTCCAAACAGTTCTAAACTTATCTACCTTTTCAAGATAATTATTTTCTGGGTCAAATCCTTTTAGAATACCTGTATGAATAACTACACGAATAAAATAATCTGGATTCTCTTTCGCTGTACGAGCCACTGTACCAACAGACTTTTCTAAAGTTTCAGAAGAAACTACAACGTACTTTATTCCTCTGTAGAGAGTTTCGCTGCCATCAATTGATTTTGGAGCATCCCAATCAACATCAACCAACTTGTTCTTATTTCTCCACAGCTTAACATTAGATACGTCCCAAGGCAAAATCTTATCATCTTTTGAAAATTGATTGAAAATACGAAAGGAAAGGTCGGATCTTGTTCTCTCTGTAAATACACCCTTACCACACAACCTACCTACACGGTCTTGAATATCCTTTAGATTTTGTGTAATCCATCCCTTTTCAATTGCGCCCTTAACTTCACGCACAACATCTTCTTTTGAAAGGTCTCCAGATGGATCTGTGTAAGCATTTGCTGAACACCCGAATATAGAAATATCTGATTCTGCTTGTGGTGTAGGTGTACCATCAGAATGCAGATATTCTTTTTTAATTTGATAAACTATTGCAATGATGTTTTTTAAATGAGAATATGAGTTTTCGAAAATGCTGCTGCGTGTTCTACCATTTAAAGGAATAATTTCATTGTTTAGTTGTAAAAGAGAAATAGCTGGTTGTGTCAATTTAAAACCAAAGTTAGAAATATCTCTTGAGATTTCTTTATATTTTGGATTCTTGCCACCAGACCGAACACCCTGTGTTCTAATTCCCTGTTCATTATCTAACCAGTTCACGCCAGATATATCAACTAAAGTGGTTTCCATTACTTCTAAACTCTCTGGGAGTTCATCTCCAAAAAGCCATGGATATGCTTCTTCTGGATTTAATCTTTGGTATGTTTCCAAGTGTTCTTGGGTAAACTCTTTGATAGAGTTTAAGTCTATGTAAATATCAGACATTACGTCTTCTCCTAATTTAATTGTGTCCATTATTGGACAAGTTGGTAGTCTTTCCTACAGTCATATTATAAGAGGTTTTACACTCTTATTTTTATTTATAGTATCTATTATAACCCTTTATGGGGCATCTGTCAACAAGTTATTTGATTTTATTTCTTAAACTTGAGGATGAGAAAGAGTGCTGTCTAGATGTGTAGAACACTTCAATTGGCAAATCACTA